TTATCAGCAAATACACTACCTGTCACGTCACCGTCTAATGCACCTACAAATGATCCGTAGTGTGTATTAGTAGCTGAACTATATGCTAATGAACTATCTTGTGCAAAAATATCACCTTGTATGTCTTGTGCAACGGCAACGCCACCACCTTCAAGTACAACTACTCTAGCATATAAATCTGTAAAGTTTGCATTAACTTTAGTAAACGCAACTCTAATAGGATCTCCATCGCCTTTGTTAGCATATGTACCAATGTTTATAGTTTGTTGTGCCATTATACTCTCCCTACCACTGCTTCAACTGTGCCATGACCGGGATCATCTTTGGCTTGTAATGCTTTACCAATTACAGTTCCAACACTAGGATTTGAACTTGCTATTGCGTAACCTGGAATACTTGCTGAAACAAGCATATCACCTTTGCGTACTATGCCAACAACATTTACAGGAACTCTACCTTGTAATGCTATTGCAGTAACGTGTTCGCCTTCTAAACCACTGTTCATTAAGTAACCTGGTTTCTCTGAAACTACACCAGCTACCCTTGTGTCGTCTTTTAATTTTGTACTTGTTAGTTCTTGTTCACCGCCAAATATCAATACAGTACCAACAGCGTAGTCTTGGTCTGCTAAATAATTCTCTGCTAAGTCAGCATAACGTGATTGTGTTGATGTACCATCTATTACCGTTGCATAAACAGTATTGTATCTATTCGAACTTGTACCAATATTATACGTATCGTGTAGTCCTGGTTCAAATCCTGTTGATGTTGTTTTAACAACTACTGCACCGTCACTAATTAACGCAATCTGTCCTGCCGCACTATAACCTGTGTTAGCACCAATACCAATACCTGTTGAGTTTGCATCAAGTTCACCTGGTGCTTCAATAAAGCTACTGTGTATCCAATCAACTGCTAGTCTGCTTTCGCCTGCTAGTGCTGAGTTAGTTTGGAATGATCCTTGTGTAACTCCTGTTGCTCCAATGTTAACCGATCCTGGAATTTCAATTGTTGGTGTAACTGAACCAGCTGATGTCATAAACAATGCACCACCAGGTGTTGAAAGTTGTATTTCATTACCGCTAGTATCTAGTATTAAGTAGTTGTCAACTTTAAGACCTTGTACACTTGCTACTCCAACACCGTCTGTTTTAACAAGAGAGTTTATTGCTCCTGTTGTACTAACATTTTCTTGTACACCGCCACCTTCACTAACAATAGTTGCAAATGGAACTTCACTTACATCACCGTTACTTGAGTCACCAGCCGCTCTACCAATTACAGTACCGTCGGCAATGTTAATAATTTTTCTATAGTCTAAAGCACCATTGTCAATTGTAATCCAACCACTGTCTGCTGTAAATATATCACTATCAAAACTAGCAACACCTAAATCATTCTGTGTAATACCAGTTGCGTTAGCTCTTGTACTTGCAGTTTCTAATGCTAGTTTACTTTGTTGTATACCTGCACTTGCATTTACATCAGCATTAATAATACTATCAGGTCTAAGTCTTAGATCAACAGTTGCTCCTGTGCCACTTCTAGCAACAACAATATTAACATCTGAACTTGCTAGTTCAACTAAGTTTGCAAATTCATCAATTGGTCCTGTTTTAACTTGTGCTGACACACCGCCTGCTGTTGAAACAATATCTGAATTTAGTATTGTTCCTGTTACTGCGGTGTATGTAATTAAGTTTTCTGCTTCACCATTGCGTGTAACATTTGTAATTTCTACAATAGTACCTGTTGCACTTGATCCGTTACCTGTAATAGTATCGCCTGCTACAAAGTTACCACCAGTTGCAGGTTGTGTATAAATTCTAAACTTACCTGTTGAACCAATAAGTTGATTTCCAGCTAACCCATTAGTTTTCATATCAATTAATTCAGGAATAGTATCACCGGAATCAATTAACCCGTCAACATAACTCTTAGTTGCCGCTTCTTGATCACTTGACGGATCAGCTAAGTTTGTAAATGTAAATCCACCAGCGTTGATATTAGCTGTTAAAGATGTTGTACCGTCTCTTGCTAATGCACCTGGACCAATAATATTAGCGTATGGGTTACCACCGTGGTCCCAACCTAATCTTCTTGCAACATACCCACGTACTGCTGATTCAACCGGAACTGTATCAGTAGCGTTATCAGTCATGCCGTCATCAGCACTAAATTCTGCTACAACAACACCACGTTTAAATCCAATACCATCCAAATTACTCAATGCAATCGAAGCACTAAATGTAACTGTACCTGTACCTTGGTCAACTGTAAAGAACTTACCTACTCTAAAGAAACCGTCTTCATCTGTACTTACGTAGAATACTCTACCCTTATCTCGTTCGTCAACTTGTCTAGCAGTTTGTTTAGGTTGTGTTGGTTGTCCTAGTACAACATTTGGATAGTTACTTGTGTTAAAGCCACCTGTACCAATGTTTAAGAAGTCATGTCCTGTTGCTCTAGTTGTTGAAATGTTAACAGTAATGTTACCGCCTTCACCACTAATTAATCCTACTCTCAATGTAACTGTATTAGTTGCATTATAAACTGAACTTACAATACCTGCCGCCGATGCCGGACTGTTAATGTCTGATCCAGCCAAGTCTTGAATGGCAATAGTACCATAGCCTGTTCTTTGTGTGTATCCTGTAACAGTATGCGTTTTACCATTCCAGGTAAAGATCATGTCACCTGCATTAAGTTGATCTAATTGTTTCTGTGAGAAAATACTAACAACAGCAATAACATTATCACCTGCTGTAGCACCCATTGTAGTACCTGTACCAGCATAAGTGCTTAACTGTGAATTTGTTTCGTCAACAACAAGTTTGATATATTCATATGTACTATCAAGTCTAACTTGCTGTGTTCCTGCCGGTAAAGCATTACCCAATGCGTTTGTAGTATTAAAACTAATAACTCTATAAATTGTATTAGGTTCTTGATCAAATATTAATGCACTACTTGGTCTAGTTGTTGCAACATCAACTCCTGATAGTTCAAGAGTTTGTCCAATTCTAATAGTACCAATTTGACCGTTTGTTAATACTGCTTTAAGTCCTGTTGTACTAGTTTGGTTAGCACCTGTTGTTGCCATGTTTAATTTATAAACAGTACTGTTAATAACACCAGTTGGAGGTGATACAGGTTGTGTTATCGCTTCAACAGTTGTAATTTCGTATCTAGTAGTTCCTAATACTCCGCCGTGATCAATTTCAATTTCTGAATTTGTTCTTGGAGGTGTAGCAAACTCGTATGCATATATAAACAGTTGATCTTCTGCGTGATCAAAATCGGCACCATCGTCAAAGATTTTAAATGGTGTAGTAAAGTTGTTTCCAGTTGTAATAATGTCCGGAATTTCGTTTGGATCTGAACCTGTACTTACTAGTCCGTATTCTCCATATGCGTTAGATCCGTTAAGTGATCTAATTTCTGAACCACTGCCTGCATAGTATGCCGCTTGACAATAATATGTAAACTGTGATACAAGCTCTGAAAGTCCTGTGTTAACAGCAACAGTACCGTAACCTAAGTCGTTAACTTGTGTAAAGTCGTTTGCTAACATACTTCTGTTACCAGCTGTTTGTAACACAATGTTAGTTGGCATAGGTTGATCAAAACCAGTTCCACTATTTGAAGTTGGATCTAATATAAGTGTTGCAGTACCTGCCGCCTGATCATAACTAGTAATTGCATTTACCTGGAAACGCTTGCCGTTAATATAAAATGGGCTTGGTACTTGTGGACGCTTAATTCTTAGTCCTTCACCTGCCGCACTTTGTACGTTTAGTGTGAAGTTATCTGTTTTACTGTTTACAACAGTTCGTAAGTTACCAACAAATCCGTCAATAAACATACCGCCTCTAAATGCTTGTTTATTAATACTCTGTGAGAAACTTGTTCCTGTTTGAATGTATGGTGATTTAGTTAGTACTACTCCTTCTGGATCTAGTACACACATAAAGCCACCGTGTCCCTGTACACTCATGTTACGTACGATAGTTGCGTCATTCATTAAGAAGACGTCCATATCTTTGTTTTCTTTTGGTGTACTTGAAGCGTTAGTATAATCTGTTAAGTAATGGTAACCATAACTTGGTGAGTCAAGTGCTGGTAATACAGCAAGTCCGTTAGTAATAACGTTACCAACCATGTCAAGCAATGTACCAACTTGTGTACTTGCCGCCGCTTCAGCCGCTGTAGAGTCAATTGTTTGTGTTGTTCTTATAGGGTTTTGTAAACTTGTATATGTAGCGTTAGCAAAAATATATGTTTGAATTATTGCTTTTAGCTGTGCCATTGCGGCTGTAGTTTGTGCTTCTTGTCCGTTAACTAAACTAACAACACCGTCATAATATCTTGATGCATTAAGATGTGTTTTTTCATTACCACTCCATCTAATATCATATATTAATCCGTCAATGATAATTCCTGCATCTCTTTCACATTTTTGTTTATCGTAAGTAAAGCCAGCCCAAATTCCAGTACCAATTACAATCTGTGCTTCAATCCAAGCTACAACTTCATCTTTAAGAAATTCTTTGTTTGCAGTTAAGAGTTCAATAGCATTTGGGTTGTATTCCGGTTTTAATGCAAGACCATCAAATTCAGGTTCTCTATAAAAATAAGTATTAGCCCAAATTGATGTACTTGTACCTGGAGCTGGTTTAATATTAACACGTCTAAACTCGTCACCTTTTATTGATACTCCTGCTGGAATCTTAATTGGAAACTGTTCTAAGTATGTACCCGACTCAACATGGATACTGATATCTTTGGTTGAAAACTTATTACCATAATCAATTTCTTCGCCAACTACTGGAGTAATTGGTTCAAGTAATTCTATTTCAATAGTATCAACTGCTGGACCTCTTGTTGTTGATACAATTCTACCAACTGCTCCAGAAGTCCTAAATGACATTAGTTTGCCTGGTACTAAGTCTTGGTTTGAAATAATGTTTTGGTCAACATAACCTTGACCACCATTGGTAATTGTAACAGTCCATGTGCTACCTTCAACTGTTTGTGGAGCACTAGCAATAGTTGGTCCTGTTACGATTGTTTTAACAATATCCCATTTTGCCGCTACTGCTGTTTGTCCAACTAAGTCAACTACTTGTGCCGGAATAGTAACCTGTGTACTAACATTTTGATATAAATTAGTTTCTACTGTGTTAGTAATAACTTTAGCATGTAGAGCTTTGGCAAAGTTAAGTGACGCTATTGTTTCAGTATATTGTGTACGTCTAGCAATCTGTCCACTTGCACTACTGTAATATCTTAATCCAGCATTTCTACTGTGATAGTTTGCAAAGGTTCCATCTAAAATATCTAATACAATACCTTCTGCAATAAATCCTAAATCTCTACGACATAATGTTTCGTCATATAATAAGTTTGGAAATTGATCTGCTAGGTATGCAATAGTTTCATCTATAATAAATTGTTTGTTTGCATCTGTAAGAATTTTAACTTCTTCATAACCGCTACTACTAGTAACGCCACTTGATGCAACAGTTGAATTAGTTAGCCCATTGCCATATGTAATTCGTTGTTGATAAGGTCCTAAGTTAACAGGACTTGTTATAATAATTTCTTCTGCTTTTGCCGCCGCGGCCGCAACTGAAGCATATGAATAGTTCCATGAACGACCTTCTTGACCAACTGGAACGTTAGCCATTGTATCGTCACCTTTGGTACTTACATATAAGTTTGTTTTAGAAGGGTATGCACTATTGTCTACATAATATTTTGTAACTGCTTGTAAATCTGTAATACCGCCTGGCGTTCCTGCTCCTGCTTGAGATCCTGGATGATCATGCAAATACAATGCACCTGTCATTGTATCACCTTCACGTCTAGTAATACTCTTACGTGGTAGTGCTTCAGTACTAATCCAATTACCTGTTAGAGCTGGATCATATTCAGAATCTTGCATTGTCTGTGTGCCAGTTCCTGACCCACTAGGTATAGCAATTTTAACTCTTGTTAACTCATCTTCATTTTGTGCTTCTGCTATTGATGTGTGGACACTTAATTGTGTAGCACTTACATATCTTAAATAATAAACGGTTCCGCTTACAAGTCCAGTAGCATCAGCACCTGTTGAATTGTATCTATAACTAATACCATTAGCAGTTGTTGAGAATCCATGTCCTGCACTTACAACAATATTTCCATTTGCAAAACTAGAAATTGTAAAACTATACGCTGATGCATCAATTGGTTCGTCACGTACTCTAATTTGTCCTTCACCACCTGGTGAACCTGTTGAACGCAAGTAACGTCCGTCAGCATAACCTTTGTTAATAAGTAAATCGTCAACTCCAAAGTTAGTACCGTGTGTTGAGTTTAGTGCATTAACTGCACTTTGTGAAACTGGTGCGTTTGCAATAGCTTGGTTAGCCGCATTAAGTGGACCACCTAAACTTGGAGTGCCGTCTGTACTAATTACACTTGATACATTACTAATTACAATTTGATTTGGACTTGTTGAGTTGATACTCATACCAGTCCCGCCAACTAGTGTTTTAAAGTCTACTGCTGTACCTTCTGCGTTAGCTTGTGGAACTGTGTATGCAGTTAGTGTATCTGGAACATCACTTAAACTTGTAAAACTAATTTGACCGCCAATGCCAAAAACAGCATACAGTTCAGTAAAGTTTTCATTGGCTTTTCTAAAGGCTTCTCTAATACTATCACCAGTATTGTCGTTGCCCTCTGTTCCAATATTAATATTTAATTTTGACATGTATTATTCCCTAAAATCCTATTGATTCACCACAACCACAACTTGAAGTACTTGCTGGATTCTCTACTGCAAAGTATGATCCAAACATTTCTTTCTTGTAGTCTATTGTACTACCTAGTAAAAACATCACGCTTGATGGATCTACTATAAATTTTCCATTGTTAAATTCAACTACTTCGTCATCTGCGTTCACTTCGTCTTCCATAGTCCAATCGTATTTAAATCCTGCACAACCGCCACCTTTTAACGAAAGCCGTACAGCTGGCTTTTGATGTTGTTCAACCATGTTTTGCATTTGTTCTTTGGCTGATTCTGTTAGTGTTACTATTGACATTGCTGTGTTTCCTATTACTATTATTTATCAGTTAATCTATAATCCGAATGTGAATAAATACTGTTACTATGTTTTTAAGAACTGAAAAGAAAATTCAATACTATATGCGTAAAGGTAAACGCGGACATCACCCATATCAGCGTAAAAAAACGCTAGTGTTCTTTGAGTGTGATAATTGTCACGAAGAATTTACCCGTGATAAAGGACAAGTAGACCCTAAACGGTTAACAAATGATTATTCACATGTTTGTGAAAAATGTGATCCTAAAAGATTTGCTCAAAAAGCTGGTGTACTACAACGTAAGAAGCTTAATGTTAGGGTAGATACTATGACTGATATTAGCAAATTGTAATACCAGTCACAGTACTAAAGTAATTACTCTGATTTATACAATGTCCAAGCACCATATGCGATTGCCGCATAAGCCGCTAGTTTTGCAAGAGGTCCTGCAATTAGTACAATCACGCCAACGCCAATAAGCATTGCGCCATCCCAAGATGTGCGTTCTTCAAAACGTTCACCTACCCAATTTTTAATAGTATCGATCATTATAATCTCCTTAAAAGTTAATGTGTAGTATTTACGCTTTATATTGTTCGTATAGCTTAATGCTGGCTAAGTTCTTCATCTTGCTTTCGCACATAATATCTGCATAAGGCAAAAACGATAGTGCGTATTCATTTACTAGAGGATTAGGATAGAAGTCACTGTGTGCTCTAAGTTTGCCTTTTTTGTGTCCTGCTTCTAATAGTGTAGGAAAGTCAGGCATTGTGTCGTGTGCAAAGCCTTCGGGCAATGCTTCGTCTCTGCTATATGAATAATGTATTACAGGACGTACACCACGCCAACTATCAATTATGCGAGCAAATCTATCGTCGGTGGGGTATATGTATTCACCTTCGCGGCACCACGTATGGTGTATGTCAAGAACGAGGGCACAGGTATCAACAAGTTCGAGACTGTGTTCGACACCCCATTTGTTTTCGTCGTTTTCAATCGTGATGCAGTTTCTCGCTTCTTGAGATAATCTTGTGTTAACTGCGTGTTTGATACCGGCTGGACCCTGCCTGCCTGATATATGGACGTTGCATTTAAAGTCTTGGAATGTGCGTCCATAGCCCATCCAGCGGATGACATCGGTGTGATATTCAAATTCTTCTACGCTCCTATTTACTATATCAGGGTTGTCAGATGCCAAAACACAAAACTGGCCAGGATGCATAGACAACCGTACATCCAATTGCCTTGCCACCTCGCCGACCCTTGCAAAATGCTGTTCGCAATATGCGACCACATCAGGTAGTTTCCAATAATAGCACCAAGTAGGCTCAGTGTATACAGGAAGTACGTCACTGCCAAGCCTAACCATTCGTAATTCATCGGGTAATCCTCCTACATATCTAATCAAGTTTTCGTATGACTTGATGTTGTGAACCATGATGTCCCACAAACGTTCTTCTGCAACATCCTTTGTTTGTCTATTTAACCATTGAACTGTGGTGCTTCGTGTGTTCAATGGTCGTTGAATTTCTTCTAGTAACTTTTTCTTTTGTGTTTGATCTGGGTGCATGTACTTACATGCGAAGCCTATACGTTTATGAGAGTTCATCTTTTAATAGTGTCCAAGTTTCATTATAATCATTTACATTATAGCAGAAACCTAGGTCATTGTCAATGATTACTTTCTTCAAAGGATAATCATTCCCTTCAGGGTGCATAGCATCACCAAAAAAGTGTATAGTATCACTAGGACTAAAATCTTTTATAATTTGACTTTTATCAAATCCTTTAGCAAATATGTCAATACCTGTTTCACCACCTACTACTGCTTGTAGATTTGGAAAAACTTTATTAAACTCTTTAGCTAATTTGTTGCGTTCGTTGTGTTTCTTATCGTATTCTACATAAACTTTACGTTCTAACGAATCAGCATTACGTCCTACTACACTAAAGTTTATCATACCAGGTCGTTCTTCAAAGTGTAATCCTGTTCTTAATACAAAACGACTTTCATCTAATTTAATTTTTAACCATTTACGAGCATCATCTGGTAGTGTCCAATCAGTAGTATATACATTTTTACCTTGTTCCCATACATCACAACCTGAACAGTTGTATACACGTTTTGCTAGATTATAAGTTGCTTCGCTTATTTGTTCTATAGTTTTAGATTTATCACTGCCTGTAACAAGATATACATCATTAGTTAAACAAAATGTATTAAAGAACATTTTAAATTCTAAATCAATTAGACTACGACTTGGTGTTAGTGTTCCGTCTACATCAAATATAAATTTATTACTCATAACCCAATTAATCCCCATCCGTGATTTGCTATTGCATTAGTGATAATAGCAAGACAAGTAATAATGTGCAAAATAACCCACATACTACGAAGAACGGCAACCTTGTCTGCTTTTTTATTTTCGTCATATGCTTTTTGCCCTATCGCTTTACACCAATATTCCCACACAATTATTTCCAATGCTCTTTGCACCAAGGATCAATGCAGTCTTTTGGATTAGGATCTCCGTGAAATACAGCAATACTTGTTTCAGGTTTAATGATTGGATCACCTGGGCTAACAAAGTTTCGTTTGCCGTTGTATCTATTCATTTCAGGTCGTCCACGCATTTCCCACTTGTAACTTTGAATCCATTCATCTGGCCAAAAATTAAATTGTGATTTTACATTAGCATATAACCAATCTTGATCTCCATGGTACTTACGTGCATTTTGTTTTGGATCTTTCATAAACTCGTGATATACGTTTGCATGTTGTCCTGTTTCTAATCTAAAACAACTTGAATTCATTCTTTCCCATTGACTTTGTACGCTACGATTAAAATCACGTATTACACAAAACTCTCCTGGCTTGTAAGTAAACAACTTATCAATGTTACCAAATACAATAACATCAAGATCTAAAAATAATACAGTACCGTAACACCCAAAGTCTGGATTAAAGAACATTGTCTTATACCACCAACCATTGATGTCGCTGTTTAACTGCAAAGGTTTAACTTGTATGCCCATGTCAAGTCCTGTTGGATCTTCTGTAAAGCAAACAAAGTTATGTGGTACAGTAAGGTTACGGGTTACCATTCTATAAAGAACATTAACATATTCTGCTGAATACTTTTTACCGTGCTTTAGGCATACTACATGATTGGGCAATTTAACTTCCTTCTAAATTGACGAATTAACTGGACCATAATTTTTAGTAGTCATTGCTTTTAAAGGATTGGCTCCTAGACTTAGTGTAACTCTTGGACCTAGTATTAAAGGTTTATGATTTGTAAGTCTTGGTAAAAGCAAAGCATCACCAGTTCTACAATGATAAATTTCTTTGTTCATTGTGTCTGCATCTGTTACAAGATATGCAGTTTCACCGTATCCTTGTATAAGCAAAACAGTTTCATAATCATTGTGTAAGAATAAACTGTTATGTCCGTCACTTAATGAATAAAATAAACTAGCATTAAAATGCCCTTCAGTTTCGTGTCTTTCATAATGCTTTTGAAACTCTAACAAATATTTTTGTATACGCTTGTCTGATCCTATGTCAGAAATATGTGTACTGCCTTTTACAAATTCATCTACATTTGATACTGTAGATTTATATTGATTTATTTCTACTAGTGTTGTAAAATTAATATCGTCTAGTGCATCTGGAAATGCATTTTTGTAATGTGCTACCTTAAGATTTTTACGATCTTCGTTTATTTGGTCCCAAATCATTTTAATTCCTATCCTTCATAGATCGCTGAGTTTGCTCCGTGTTCGGCACATTCTACCTTTACACAATAACAACGACCGTCTGTTGCTTCACGAATCAGTTTGTCAGCAAAGTAAAATGCGTGTTCTGCAAACTTCTCTGCACCTACACCGCCAAACTCTCTTACTTCACACAAGCCTTTGTCTTGTAGATCATAAAAGTCTTGTTTGTGCGGATCGTTAAAGTCTACACAAGTCTTATGATCAAAACTATCTTCTAACCAAGCCTTCAAAGGCTTTAGTCCGCCAAAGTCGACTGCCCAGTTTTTATTGTCTAGATGATCACATCCAAATGTAAATGTAAATGCTAGACTGTAACCGTGTAGCAAATGGCAATGTGAATGATCTGCGTTAGGTTGTCTAAAGACTGCCGAAAGACCAATGTTGTGTCCGTAATGTTTTGTACTATAATGTTTTCCCATAATATTCTCCTACTATAATGTTTTTTTTATGGGCGGCAGAGTTAGAAGGGTTGACGCCAAGTCCTTTATTCATGTATATATTATATATGAGTTTTGTTTACTTGTCAAGTGTTTTGTGGTGTGTATTAAAACTCATTGTTATCCGTTTTTCAGTTGGATTTGGTTTTGTATAATGATACAACCAACTTGGAAATAATATTAAGAATCCTGTCCTAACATCAAATTCCATTTCGTCTGCTGTGTATTCTGTTGCTTTAGCATGTATTTCAGACATCTTAGGACCAAGTATTGGACTTTTAAATATTAATGGAGAACTGTTTGGTTCAACAAATGGATAATATGCTCCACTGACAATACTTAGTTCGTGTCTGTGTAAATCTACACGACCGTCAAGTTGTTGTGCATTTAACCAACTTTTTGATATTTCGGTATATTCTAAGCCTGCATGAAAACAATATTCATTGATACACATTTGTATATCGTCTTTAATTTTAAATCTGTCAAGCACGTTCATTTCTAATTGACTAGTAGTTTTTCCTTTACCAATCTCTTCAGGCCAATCGGTAACATTATTAGATTCAACGTAGTCTAATATTTCTTTATTGCTTGGATGGTCGTTTAAGTTATAAACTTGTACTAGTGTAGGAAAGATTGGATAGTCTGCTTTCCTAAACGGTCCATCAACTATCTGTGCTTTCATGTGGGTCAATCCTATAATCTCTTATTTTTGCATACGCGGCTCTGTCACTGTGTCGAATAGTATTAAAACTAACTGTGTATCGTTTTTCTGTTGTGTTTGACGGCACATGATGTCGCATCCAGCTTGGAAATAAACATAGCAATCCTGTTTTAGGATAACATTCTAATTCATATCTATTGTAGTCTGTTAGTCCTAGTGCTGAATAGTTCATAAAGTTTACTTGATTAGGGTTTTCAAAAACCAAAGGCGCACTACCTCCATCTACATAAGGATAGTATGCTCCGCTGACAATACTTCTTTCATGTCGATGTGCATCTACTTGTCCGTTCTGATATAACGAGTTAAACCAACTAGTTGATATTAGAGTGTAATCAACACCAAGATGTTGTGTATAAATGTCAACACATTCTTGTATAGTTTTCCAAAGGTTAGTTAGTCTTTTATCATTAAGGAACTGTTCATCTCCTGTGATGTAACTACTCTGTCCTTCGTGTACTAGTTTATGGTCACCAAATTTTGTATACGTGTTAATCATTTCCATTACAGTATTTTCATCAGGATGTCCTTCGATGTCAAATGTTGTAACTAAACTTGGAAACGCATTATGGTGTGCAGGCTCTAACTTCATTTAAGTTCCTCTAAATCTAAATTCTTTATGTTACTATACTTATCTGGCCATTTTTTTGTAGAGTAATAATTGAATGTAATATCAGGAAAGTGTTCAAATACTTTGTTTATTTGGTATATCCAATAACTTGGGTCAACTGGTCTAGCAGTTGATTTGCTGTAGTTTTTAGTATCCTTGTAAATATTTCCATGGTACAAATCAAACCCTACTAGGTTAACTGGTTCTCTCCATTCATATGCTAATCTTGCTCCAATTAGCACAGCAAAAGGACCACTGCCCCAATGCCAAGGATCATCTGGTCTTGCTGTACCTCTGTAAGGTAAGTCAGGTAAACACTCAACTCCTTTGAAATCTTTAAACCAGTCTTTACGAGTATATAAACTGCCCTTAAATGTGTTTGCTTCTAGTACTTCTTTAACCATTCGCTTGTCGCAACAGACTAGATGATCTACTGTATAATCTCTATACAGGGCATTACATCCTACTTTAGTATCTCTAATCAGATCTAAATCAATGTTATATCTAGTTTCACCGTTGCCAATTACAAGCATAACATTATTTAATAAATACAATATACAAAAGGAACAAATACGAACATGACTGCATACTACGATTTTTTCAGATACGTTAAACTATATTCCCCTGACGGAACAACATTAGAAGCTACTGTAGAAGCTGATAGTGTTACAGATAGTATTAATTTTGTTAGAGGAAACGGTGTTGCTTGGAACACAGTTGATGTCGGTACAGACACGTTTAAATTTGATGTCGATTACAGTCTTAGTATTCCATTAGCAAGTACAGATATAACACTTACTGACGTTAATAATGCAACCTCAACAATCAGTTTAGTTGCAGGTGGTAATATGATTATTACTAGAGATAATGCAAATCAATTAACTATTGCGGCATTGGTTGGCGGTGTTAGTAAATCAATTCAAAACATTACAACAACTAACCCAGTTGTAATTACAACAACAAATGCACACGCATTCACTGATGGTACAGAAGTAACTATTGTTGATGTTGTTGGAACTACACAGCTTAACGGTAACGAATACTTCATGGACGTACAAACTAGTGACACGTTTGCTTTGTACACAGATGCACAATTAACAACACCATTAGACGGCACAGCATTTACAGCATATGTCAGTGGCGGAGTTGCTACTGCTGATTACGGTGGAGCAAAGAACGCATTTAAAACTATTCAGGTAACAGGTCAAAGTCCTGTTGTTGCTGACAACATTCAAGATATTTTAAACCTAACAGGTGGAACAGGTATTGACATTACAACAACACCTGGAACAGACTCTATTGCATGGGCGATAGACAATACAGTAACAACACTTGCAGATGCACAAACTTTACTAAACAAAACTTTAACATCTCCAATCATTGCGGCAATTAAACCAAGTGCAAGTAATTCATGGTCATTGCCTGATAGTAACGATACATTTGTAGGTAAAGCTACAACAGACACGTTTACTAACAAGAGTGTTGACTTAACAAATAATACACTAACGACAACTATAGCACAATTGAATACAGCCGTTAGTGACGAAACAGTAGTAGCTAGAGATACAACAGACACACTTACAAACAAGTCAATTAGTTTAACTGATAATACAGTAACAGGTACAATAGCAGAACTTAATACCGCAGTTAGTGATGAAACTGTAGTAGGTAGAGATACAACTGATACACTTACAAATAAAAGTATTGATCTAACTGATAATACTGTAACAGGAACCTTTGCGGAATTTAATACTGCGGTTAGTGACGAAACACTTGTTGGACTTGATGCATCACAAACATTAACAGCTAAAACGCTAACTGATCCTATTCTATCTCCTACTGCTACAACAGCAGGTAAGATTGAGTTTTTAGAAGGAACAGACAACGGTACTAACAAAGCAACACTAATAGGTCCTGCAAGTACTGCTGATGTAACTATTACATTGCCAGCCGCAACAGATACACTAGTTGGTAAAGCAACAACAGATACATTTACAAATAAAAGCGGTAGTAATAGTCAGTGGACAAATGATGAAGCATATATTAAAGCTGACACAAGTGACACACTTACAAACAAGTCAATTAGTTTAACAACTAATACTGTAACAGGTACACTTGTAGAATTTAATACTGCGGTTAGTGATGCTACTCTTGTTTCAACAACAGGTATAGAAACCCTTACTAACAAAACTTTAACATCTCCGACCTTTAGTGGAACAGCAACATCATTCACTTCAACAGGTATTGATGACAATGCAACAAGCACATCTATCACTATAGATTCATCACAGAGTGTAGGTATTGGCGGAGCACCAGTAGCTCTTAGTGGAAATGCTACCCCAGGATTAACACTTACTTCAAATGGTCCTTTTATACTTTTAAAAGATGCAAACAACGCAAATAAAACAACATACATTTCTAATAATAGTGGGGTACTTCAATTTGGTATAGTTGATGATGATGGCGTAACAAATAAAACTGAACATATGCAGATTACTGATACAGGTACAGTACAAGTAGCGTCAGCCGCAAATTTTGAAACTCCTAATATTACAGGATCCATTCCAGGCATGACATTTGTTATGACTATTGGGGGAATTACAACGATAGGTGATGGTGCAACAACTGTTACAAGATATGCTACTCCAGGAAATGATTGGCAAGCAAATTTAGCCATAGGTACTAGCATGCCAGTTACTAGCAATATGAAATGTGTTGCAATGTCTGTTCTTTGTGATGGTGTGCTAACTGTTGGTTCTTCAAATGTAACACTTATGAAAAACGGTGTTGATACAACAACATCTGTTACCTTTGCTAATGGAGATGGCGGAACTGGTGATGTAAAACAAAGCACAGTAAATAATAGCTTTGACGCTGGTGACAGAGTAGGAATCAAAGTAGTCACACTATCAGCAACTGCTAGAGCATACCTTGTTATGACTCAGTGGGAATTAATTTAATTTTTAGGATTAACGATTAATAAAATATTATCGTATGTTTGTGATTTTTCAGTTTGGAAGATTAGATAGTTGCATACAAAGTTACCTGTCATGCTAACACGGTATTCTCCACCCGCCATCATATCGTTTGGAACAGCCATTGTCCATTGATTAGGAATAGGTTCTCCAGGGCGTGTGTTACGAGTGTATTGTTTTGTAAACTTGTCTAATCTATGCGTATGTCCATCTTTATGATATGCTACACCATACACTTCTGTACTATTACATTCATGCTTTTTAGAGCCTATCATCATAAACTCTATATCGTCGTGCTGTTCAATTGGGTTGTTTACTATTTCAATTTTAACATCTTGGAATACAAAAGCGTTATTAAAACTCATATATGCAATACCTAGCACAATGATAGTCATTAAACTTAGTCCACTGACTACATTTGCTATTGCACGTAATAGGATGAATTTTTGATTACTTGTCATTTCTAACTTTTCTAAGTTCTTTTTTAATTCTACTAAATTCAACGTGAACTTCATATAAATTATTACTTGCCCTCTGTAAGGTATTTATTAATGATTTGATTGTAAACAGAGTCCAAAACCACCAAGTTACGGCTGTCACAGCAAATGATCCTACTCCCCACCAAAATGCTTGGGCAAAGGTTATAGTATTAAAAAGAAGCAATACTCCAGTAATCGTTAGAAATGCTGTTGGGATTACTTTCGCATAGATATCCCACAGTTCTACCTGTTTTTTAATCTTTTCTTCTATTCTCTTTTGTTGTTCTAGTTCTTGTTTTTTCATCAATAGTTGCCTTTACTGTGTTCTCTACAGTATATTTAATCTAGTTAGGTGATAAATTAAAGCAGACTATTAAGAACTAATAGTGCCAAATGGCTTCCATTCGCCTGGCGTTCCTTCTCTAATACATACCCACCCTACATATCCTGTTGGAGTTGGCTCTGTATTAAAAATTAGATCTCCTCTAGTGTAAATTCCGTTAGTTGGAAGTTGATCACTAAATTCAATTTTCTTACCTTGCACTTTAATTGGTGATGCAACACTTAATGCTGTATCAGGATTATTAATTCCAATACCTACATTACCTTTGAAAGTTGTAACAGTATTAGAATCAGTACCAACTTCAATTTTGTTGGTAGATTTAAGTTTAATTCTTGTAACATCGTCAGTTACTAGCTCTAAGTCGTGTGTAGTATATGATCCAGTTTTAATACTATCAAACCCAGGCTCAACGATATATTCTGCTTCATTGCTGGCTACACTTAGTTGTCCGTTTGGAGCATCTATACCTATTCCTAATCTCATTCCATCTCCGTCATAGAAGATAAACTGATCAATATTCATATTGCCTTCGGTTCTTAAATTTCTAAGTGTACCTACGCTAGTTAGATTAGAATGTGTTATGCCTGCGCCAAGTGTGTCTGAACTTAGTACTGAAACATTGCCAATCATATAATGCTTTGCATCATGTAAGTCCAACGACTCACTACTCCATAGTCTTTCGGAGTTGGCTTGCATTACTAGTTGTTTGGTATGACCGTACCCGGTCCACATTAGACCTTTTCCAAATGGGGTATCTTGTTCACTACATTTAAATTCTAATGGACTTGTTCTTTCAAGTCTAACGTCAGCATTAATTTCTACTGCATCAATACGTTGAGCAGTGATGATTCCGCCAACCTGTAAATTCTTTTCAACTTTAATATCCCCTTTGAGTTCAACAGCATCAATGTAGTCTACAACAATTCTATCATCTTTAACAAGTAAACTTACTTTAGATGCTTGGTCGTATATACCAACACTTTTAAATGCTGAGATAGTACCTCCGTGTACTAAGTCACCTGTAATTGAATCGTTGGGCATACCCTCTACTGTTGGAACTGATTGCTCTCGTTGTGAGATAGTTTCAATTGCATTAGCGAGTTGTGTCAACCCATTTTTAATTACTAAAAGGTCATTATCTGGAATATTACTGTTCATACTATTATTTATCCAGAACAGTTTACTGAACGACTTTTAACAAAATAGTATCTTGATTAATACGACCATTAAGTTTGATGTCTACAGCATTGATTTCGTCTAAGAATGTCTTAACTTTTCGTGACCCAGCTTGTTTAAATTCTTCAAGTTTCTCTTCAGGTTTACGTAGTGTTTTTTGTACACTAAGGGATTCGTTGAAGTTAATAATAGTAGTACCTTTGATACTAAGTCCACTACCTTCACGTCCTTGACGCATAGGATCTAAGTTCTGTGCAATATAACGTCCAAGTTTCCGTGTTTTAATATTAAACACCCAAAGCTCACTTGCAAATATAATATCTTGTGGATTAATACTTGCTAGTTTAAACTTATCATCAGTATGAGCATACTTTAGTTTAGTAACCATTTTTTCTTTGCTTAACACACGTTTGCGAGGCTTACGTGTTGCTTTAGCAGTTTGAATAATAACGTCTAATGACCCCATTAGTAGTTTGAGACTGTCTAACTTACGTTTAAGTGCTTTAGTAGAATAAATTGCATATGCCTCTTTATACTGTGCATATGTTTCTTGATCATATTCACTCATTTTAGCAAGTTCAGCTTTGCTAGGAAAGTTTACAACTCCATCAAGTTCTTCAATTTCTCCTATATAGAAATCTCTAATCTTTCGAGCATGTGCTTGAGTGCATTGCGAGTCTCTAAGATGTTTGCTAATATCAAATTCTCTAGGATTAAACTTCTCCATTTCGTCCATCCATTTTTCTAACCATATGTCAATCTTTTCAGACATTATAATTGACTGCTCATAAATTCGTTGTTGGATAGTTGGCTTGTATACTGTAGATTCTTCTTCTTGTTTTTTCTTAGTTTCTTCAACAACTAGAGAACCACGTGCATACAGCTCTTTTAGTGTCTTTTCAACAAACTCGGAGAATGGCTTTACTGTACCCATAGTACCAGCAAGGCTAATCCAATGTTCGTTGTATGCAGGGTGTACATCTGGCATACCATTTGATAGCATTCTACACAATCCACCAATGGTAGGACCAAAACAATTATCTGGAAGTTTTTGAACTACTGTTGCTTTATCCTTCCATTTAGAGTTATCTAACATCCATTGCTTAACCCAGAGCTTATAGTCTGAACTTTTAAATTCCATGCGATAATAATCATTTGCAGAATTTTTCAATCGACCAAAAGTTGGACCGTCAAGTTCAAGAGCACCTTCAAACGAAGGTTCGTTGTTCTTGTTGCTTATTCGGCGAGCAACTGGCTTTTTTCTTTTTGGACCTTTTGGAATGGCCATTATCTAAACTCCTCTAATTTCTATGTAATCATAACTATATAGCAAAAAGATATAAAGTCAACTAAAAATGGTGGTTCGTGTTATCAAAGTTTTTCGTTAGACTCAAAGCCACGGAACGTTTTAAATCTTGGAAAACGTAAACTATACGTTTCACTATCTTGTGATTTAGTACGAGCATCTGCCCTAATTTCAATTAGCTGACCAATGAGACTAGCACGTTCAGTCCAGTACTCATCACGTTGAGAGTCAGTGAAACCGCTCCCACAGTTAAGGCGATAATTGTATCCATCGTCTTCTCCTTCTACTATTACGGCACCTAGTCTTCCCGCATTACGTCCAGTGCCTTCTTCAACGTCTACGACTTTTAGTGTAATTTCAATAAATGGTTTTGCCTTTAACCAAGCATGAGTTCTTTTGCATTCATAGGGTGCATCAACATCTTTGATCATAACCCCTTCGTAACCACCGTCTACAGCCGTCTTATTAAGCTCTACAAAGCGTTGTTCGCCTTCAGGAGTACTTAGGTCTACATCTTCCCATTCAAGTGCTTGTACGTGCTTTAAAACAGCTTGATTACTTTCAACCCAATGTTTGGTTATTGCACTTCTTGTTGACTGTGGTTTATCCCAACCACCTTCTTTGAAATTGGATAGTGGAATAGTATCAAATAAATGTAATACTGCATCTTTGGCTGTACCACCGCTCTTTCTATGTACCTGCTTCATAAGGTCCTGAAAGTTAGCACTCATTACTTCACCGTCTAACACAAGGTCATATGGTGCAGGATTATCTTTGAGTACTGTTTTAATTTCTTCAATAATGTGATCAAAGTTATGAAACTGTTTACCATTACGACTAAACATTTCTACCTTATCACCTTGAATAATTGTAATAACACGAACGCCATCTAACTTAACTTCAATTTGTTTCTTACCAACCATCTTCTTTTCGTGGTTAGCAGAGTCATGTGCTAATGCACAAGTAAATGTAGGAATTGTATATTGTGGAAACTTCTTTGCAATTTTGTTTACTGTTTTTTCTGAAACACCACAACGTAGATCTTTTATAAGTATTCTACGATAGAACATGTTCCATTGTTCTGCGGTTGCTAGATCTTTACAAAGTATAATTGCATCTCTAGCATTATGCCCTGTAAGTTGTCTGTCAATTAATTTACGTGCTAGTTCTTTGAATGTAGGCCAAGCAAGACCTTGTGGCGTAAGTACTTCATTTTCTTCTTTTTCAGGTACTTGTTTTACACCAAAAGTAACAAGTGGATCAAGTGCCATACGTACACCTTCAAAGAACTGATCTAGTCCTTCTTCCATTGCTTCTAAGATAACTTGTTCTTTTGCTAGGCGACTGTTGTCTGCCTCTAATTTTGAAATAATTTCTTGTGGTTGTGTTCTCATATTGTGCCTCTGTTGCCTTTATAATTAATTCTTATGTATATAATACAGTCAAATGTGGCTTGTGTCAACCTTTTTGTTTATTGGCGCACCCGAAAGGATTCGAACCTCTGACCCCAACTTCCGCAAAGTTGTGCTCTATCCAGCTGAGCTACGGGTGCGTAAATGAAAACAGGCGACACAATTTAATGAGCCGCCTGCTTTCTAGTAAAAACTAACGTTATATTAGTTTACTAAACCTTTTGCAAGTGCTTTGTAACCAGCGGCTACGATTGCTCTTGAAGGTGTTCCCAATCTGTACTTCTTAACACCATTTTTCTTAGTGTTTAGATACACAGGATGACCTGCGAATCTTAGTGATTGGATTACAGCTTGAGGATTACCTGCTTTGAATCTTGATTTAAGTTCAGCTGAGGTATACTCTTTACCTGATTGAAGTGCAGTTAATACACTATCTTGAATTGTCGTTTTCATATATTTTCTCCTTATAAGTTTAAAACGTCTTAACTTTAAGCATTTACAGCTCTAAGTTATTAATAGTATAACAGAATTAGTTTATAAAGTCAAACAGTTATGTTACCAATTATACAAAATCGGGTCCATGCACCCATCCTACAATACTTTTGCGGATGCCTTTAGTGACAGGAGTTACCTTGTGTGGCAACCAACTTGGAAAGAAACAGATCTCATGTTTTTGTAAATCTGTTTGGAGACCTTGAAAATCTGGCATTAATAATAACTCGCCACCTTCAAAATCTTTTGGATCACTAAGAAGAATACTAAAAGATATCTTTCGAACCTGGCCGTGTTGTCCTTTAAAAGCCCCGTCCGAATGTGTTTCGTAGTGTCCTTTTTTGTCAGCATCATAAACACCATACTGACAAGGTTCTAAATCTGTAATTGCATATTTAAATAATGTGTTGTTTGCATAATGAATAACATTACCAAGTAGTGCATAAAATTCTGGGTGCATACGAGTATCAATCCAATCAATGTCTGTACTACGGATTGATGTGTCGTCATCATGCTGATCGTCTGTAATATATCTTGCAGGTCGAACTTCCATTGATTCTTCAATGCTGTCAACCATTTCCTGTGTAAGTCCCCATTCTTGTAACTTATAATAAGGAAACGGATTGTTTCGTATGTTAGGCGGAGTTAGTTGATACATTATTTAAACCTCGCTTGTATAGTTACTCTTGTTTGTTTAGCCCACGGAGTGATAGCACTCACACTATGTTGTGTTGGGTGTTGTCTATTGTCATTAAGTATTAATCTATTAAATTTTGGCTCTTGTGCTAGTATCTTGTCATCTTCTTTATACAAGAACAATCCGCCGTCTGCTGAATCCCAATGTTGATTAAGGTAAATTGTACCACTTGCTATATACCCTGCATCGTCATGCCAGTCTAACATACTGTTCCTATTCCACAAGTATATAAATGCTTCAAATTTTAGATCACTGTAGAATGGATTTAAGTTTACAAATTGTTTGCGTAATTCTTTATGTGTATTATCTGACACTGGACTCATGTTAGCACTATTTGCACCTTCAACAACAATACCTTCCCAACTGTGACTGGTAGCCCAAACAGCTTCTGACGACTGGATTTTTGTTTTAATCTCAGTTGCTATGCTGTCAATTAATTTTTGACTTAGGAAATTATCTTCTACGAGTATTGCCATTTAGTTTGTTCCATTGTTCTAATTCTTCTGGTGTGTTAATTTCCATTCCGCTAAACTCACAAGGAAGTACACCAATATTCCATCCGTTCTTTAACCAACGAAGCTGTTCTAAACTTTCGTGGCGTTCTTCTTTTGTAACAATTAAGTTATCGTATTGTTCTAATGCTTTACGTTTGTAACCGTAAATACCTAAATGCCAATCACCGTAGCCAGTCATGCCTCTCCCAAACCATAAACACTTACCTGCACCTCTAACTAGTTTAACTGTGTGAGGGTCGTTCTGTTTTTCTTCTGGCATCATTGCACACATTGTGGACACATCATAGTCTTTTAAGTTACTTAATGTTCCTTCAATCATATCTAGTGTAACATCGGGCATGTCGCCTTGTACGTTAATAAATGTATCGTACTTGCTAAAAAACTCGTGCTTAACTGCACCTGCACACCGTTCTGTGCCGTTTGCATAATCCTTTTGTTCAATAAAACATGTGTCAGCATTGAACTGATTGTACACTTGCATACTGTCAGTTAGTACATATGTTGGTATCTTAGACGCAATACAAGCGTCATACACACGTCTAATCATAGTCTTAGCACCCAACATAGCTAGTGGTTTGCCCGGTAAGCGTGTACTAGCAAATCTAGCCGGTATAAGAATAGCTGTGGATTTCATCTACTACCCTTTCAAAATCATTTAGTTTTAACATATTAGGCCCATCGCTAGGTGCATTGTCTGGGTCGTCGTGTACTTCTAAGAAAAAGTTTGTTACACCTAGAGCGGAAGCGGCACGAGACAAGCCAGGCACATACCCGCGATTGCCGCCACTACTATCGCCGTTACCCCCTGGCTTTTGTACCGAGTGAGTAACATCATAAACGATAGGAACGCTATAATTATCAAGCATATACTGAATGCCGGTGAAGTCAGTAACCAAAGTATTGTATCCAAAACTAGTACCCCTTTCTGTGATCCATACTTCTTTAGCACCTTCTGTTTTGCTTAATATGCCGTTGACGTCCCAAGGTGCAAGGAACTGTCCTTTTTTAATATTAACAATTTTGTCTGTTTCACATACCGCTTGTATCAAATCAGTTTGCCTACAAAGGAATGCAGGTATTTGTAATACATCTACTGCATCATTAAAATATTCTGTAATCTTTTCAATTTGATCAATGTCATGTACGTCAGTAAGTGTCAAACAATCTACATTATCTTTAATAATATTAAAATCATTTAGAGTATTAACAAGTCCAACACCACGCTTACCTTGCATACTACTTCTATTGGCTTTATCAAAACTTGCTTTGAATATATATTCTATATCATACTTTCTACATACATCTGCACAATGTTGTGCAATCATTAAACTATGTTCTAACGATTCGTGTTGGCATGGTCCTGCAATAATTCTCATGATCTCTCCGTTAGTATCAAACTACCTTGATCCCCTATTTCAATCTTAAGTTTAGTACCTTCAGTCCACCCCTTCTCGTCAAGTATCTCTTGAGGAATAGTTAGGATTGTTTCCCCTGTTTTGGGATCATCGTGGAACAAGTCTTCGTATTTGTAAGTTTTCATTTTGT